GCGCCGCCCCCGGCTCCGCCATTACCTGTAGCATTTGCACTACCACCCCCGCCGCCTGAACCTGTATTCGCGACCGCAGTATAGCCATTGGCAGAACCACTGTCTGGGTTTCCTCTAGCTCCCGCCCCCGCAAAGAATGAATAAGCCCCATTACCCCCGGTTGCAGTTCCACTTCCATTGGCCCCCGCTTCTCCTACTGATCCGCTCAATGCTAAACCTATTGGGCCGACTCCCAAAGTAGGTGTTCCACCTGAACCACCATTAGTCCATGAAGCTGAACCTCCGCCGTGGCCAGCCGTTGAAGGGCCGAATGTGGTATCTGTTCCATCTGTCCCAGCCCCACCACCAGAACCAGTGAAACCACCTGTTCCTCCACCACCTGCGCCTACCATTTGGTACTTCAAATAAAGTGCCGTTCGGTACGCATAGAACGTAATCGTTGCGTCACCAGTACCGGAAGCTTTTGTAAGCGTTCCGCCGTTTGCCGTTGGTGCAGCTCCACCAGTAGTTTGAAGAATTAGGGCTCCAGAAATAGTGTTTACTACGGTGTAGGTATTCGTGTTGTTTGTATAAGTAGCCCCGGCAGTAGCATTTGCGGAAGCACAGAAGAAATAAACTGTAGCATTCCATGTACCCGTTCCAGAAAGATATTGAGTAAGAACCGGCGCGAGTGGCGTTAATGCAGCTTGAAATAAAGATTGAATTTGAGCTTCAACCCCATTATCTATTACGTTTGAATTAATTTGATTTGAAACATACTGAGCTATGGCATTCGAAACCGCAGTTCCTTGCCTTAAAGCTTTATTCACCAATTGTGAACTGGCAATGCCAGGTTGGTTACCTATCGTTCTATCAGGGTCGACCAAATAGTTGGCCTGCTCTTCTAAATTGGTTCCTGTATCTTGATAACAAAACGGTACGAAATCATTCGTGTTCATTTATCCCCCTAATCAGGTAATGTTTCTAATAGCCAAGAAGCCTGGTTCCAACCACCGACCCATTGAGTAAGTGGAGCATCCCAGCAAAAAGCAGGGTTAGAATCCACCGAAGTAAAATAACCAACCACCTCAACTCCTTCGGGCCTCAAAGGTATATATCCACCAGTTAATAAGGCCAAAGTCAAAGAGTCAACTATTCCACCTATGAGAGCAAGAGCATAGGTCATGTTTTCGTAATCTTGAATTAGAATTGTGAGTGATGGAAAAATGGTGTCCCAAATGGCGTAAGCCCCGTTAGTGGTTCCATCCCATTGGTTTGCAGAAATTTTAGCCAAAATGAGTGTTAAATAAGCGTCGTCAGGTAGTTGGGTAATATTGACTGGTTTATTGTAGGGTTGCCAGGTTCCATAATTCCACCCAACATTCGCGGCTCCATTCCAAGTAAAATAAACCCCACCAATTGGAACTGAAACGTTTCTACTTATTCCAACCCATTGGCCAATAATATCTAACTGGTTACCAACGGGCGGAGTGCTCAAGTCAAATAGAGGTATCATGGAATTTAAGAGAGCTTGAACTTGAACTTGAGTGGCAACGTCAACTGAAACCATGGCTGTAAAGTTTGGTTTCTGGGCCCAAGATGAAGTTATTAGATCAAGGTAATCTTGAACTATCATGTGACAATTACCACGTCAGTTGATGGGTTACAAACCGGCTGCTGGTCGAACGTTAAAGGAATATCCATTGCCGCGTAACCACCACCATTAATTTCAATTTCAATGGTGCTTATTATATAAGCATTCGCCGGGGCTGCGCCTTCGGGAGTTCCATTCAAATAACCTGGAGCAAAAAGAGTGGTGTACCTTATGGTATTTCCAATTCCATTAGAATTTATGACGTTGGCAATAGCCTGCTGAATTAATGGAATGTAGTTGTCACTCCATGCTGAACCTTCAGTAAGCGTAACTTGAACGCCAATTTCGGCGGCCACAGAAGTTTGAAATGAAATATAATATGGTAGACCCTTGGAATCGAAGACAAGTTGAGTGGTGTTTCCGAAAGTATTTGTGCCAGGGGTTTTATAATCCGCAATTGTCTGGCAAATTTGTGTGGCATTTCCACCAGAAACCACAACGCAAATACTATGTGGAGGTAACCCGTTCCCATCGGTTACATCAGTATAATTTTCATAACCTTGAACATCCGTTACACCAGGCAAATTTGATACTGCTCCAAGAGTGGCATCGAAAACAGTTTGAGCTGGAATTGAAGTTGAAATGGCTTGCCGAACTCTTAAAGCGGCGTCAGTTTCTACAGCAGCTCCGGGAGTTGCCGCAGTGGTATTATTTACTGATTGCCAACCTTGGGTCGGTGTGAAAATAGTTGTGACCGTATCAACATCTGCCGTGATGTTCCCAACAACTAAAGACGTTGCCGTCACTGTTATTGTTCCACCCATAGGAATTGTCACTACAGCCGGTAGTGCCCATTGCTGGTTTAAAATATCCTGAACAATCCCATTGTTTATTACCGTTCCAGCAGTTCCGACAATTGTCACCGGAACAGTGGAGAAACTTGGCACTTCTCTTGTAAGACCGTTTATTTTAACATTCCTTGAAAGGCCAACACCTTGAGCGGTTGCTGGCGAGAATGAATTATAGACGGCGGCACCTAAAGCCGCAGTGTCATAAAAAGCTTGAGCAATAATTGCAATGAACTGACCGTCTTGAGAATCAGGGCCCAAATAAACATCTGCTCCGTAAATCCCTTGGTATTCAGAAGTAAGCCACGCCAAAAAGGTGGGGTAGTCAGCGAAGTTGTAGCCCGTAGAATCTATATAAACTAAGTCAGTTATGTCCATCCCTCACCCCTAGTAAAGTTTCTGGTTTACAAGGTCAACCGCAGTTGGCCCGTAAATTGTGTCCACGCTTATCTGCGCGTTGAAAGTTCTTTGCTGGCTATTAAATTGGCTCGCGTAACTTGAAATGTCCACTATTCCTTGGGTGTTTGCAACCTGGTTTTGAATTGTAGCGTCCGCCATTGCCTGGCTATTTTTTCCTAAAACTCCCTGTATCCATGGCATTCCCTGGGAGGTGTCCAAATACCATTCGCCAAGCCAAAGCATGAGCCCTGTTTCAACGGCCTGCCCCGGAGCATTTGGAACGTCAATGTAAAAATCTAGAAGCCCGTTGCCGAACGAATAGTCATTGTTTGCATCGAGTTTTCTATATCTCATGGAATTGGTGTCCCCGTATCTGCTCCACCTGATGTTACCCCTGGGTGTACGTGAGTTGAAAGTGGAATTGCATCAATACCCCCGGTTACTTCTCCACTGACTATGAGGTTTCCCGTTATGTTTACGCCTTCCGGAGAAACAAGGTTAATTGCCCCGGTTTTTGTTAATTCTATATAAGATGTTCCCGCTTTGTTTCGCAACTGGGCACTGGTCGAGCTTATATTTGGCACTACATTGGGTTGAGAACTTATCCCGGGAATTGCGAAGCCGTCACTAAGGTCGTGCATCCTCATTTCTAGAGGAATGTTTTTAAAGCCCCCAGACTGCCACCAGGCATCGATGCACCGAGAAGCGAAGACAACTAGTACCTCGTCACCAATTCCCACGGGTAAGGTCAAATAGAGGCCTCCACCACTTGGAAATTGTATAGGCACATCTCCAAGAATGGGGAGGTTCACATAAGTTGGGTTATTGTTCTGGTCGTAAGTTACACCTTGAATTGCTGGTTGAGCTACAAGGGTCATTTTGGCAAGGTTCACAGATTGAACAATGCAAGGGAGTGCGGTCCAGACGTTTGAAATTCTACCGTCCAGAATTAAGAGTTGAGTTTCTACAGGGTCATTAAGTAAGCCTCTACGGTCCATAGCTTGTCTGCACACTGTTAATTGGGTTAGTTGAAATTGATTGTGTTATTCCAAGAATGCTGGTGTACCACTCAACTCCGCGAGTGTCCCCCATTTGTTCCAAAGTTAAGACGTAATAAGTTCCATCCTGAGTTAACGGAGGCGCAATATTCGCCGGGCTATTTACATTTGTTAAATTTATTTTAAAGTCTTGAACCGTTGCCTCCGCAATGTTAATTCTTCCGCCCACCTGAATATTTGGGTTCAAAAGGCATTTTACATTAACGCCTTCATTGGTTTGATTCGGAGTTCCTATGAGCCCGGTCTTGCTAGTTAAAACAACTGCCTCACCGGGTTTATAAGAAGTTTTAGGAATGAAAGTTATTTGTTCATTTTGAATTGACCATGTGTTGTTTGTATTCTGTGCAACGGCTCTCAAATAATTTCTGGCATTTCCGTACATCGTTTTTGCTCTAGGCAACTGCATGGCTTGAAGTGGAGAAATATAACCCAAACCAGTTCCATAAGGGTTCATGGCGTTTGCAGCCGCATTGAGTTGGGTATTTTGATTAGAACCAGCAGCCAGTGTGGTGTTCACAATGGCATAGTTGTAAGCCAAGTGACCATCCCCTGCGACAATATCAACATAAGTATCTGTGGCGGTTTCTCTTCCTAGAATAATTTGTTTAATGTTGCCTTGAAAAATTACTCCGAAGTTTGACTGATAACCGGCCTGCAAAATAACTTTCCCAGGTGTTGAAAGGCTTATCCCTGGAGGTGGGTTTAAATTTATGAGCATGGAAAGGGCAGTTTCATTGCTCACATTGTAAACTCGAATATCAGCGGTGTTCGGGCTTTGACTATCGGTTTGCTTTACGGAGAATTTTATTCTTAAATTGGAAAGGTCAAGGCCATTTAAATTGGTCCCGTAAACTAAAAGCTGGCAGGCTCTTAAATATTGCTGAGGGCTCGCAGTCGCAGGGCTCGGCGGAAGAACTGTCGGCGTAGTATCTTGTGCAGCCATTTAACTAATAATCGTCGAAACCGGAGGTGTAATGAAGTACACATTACACTCAGTTCCTAGATTATCCAATGTTGGAACAGCAGCAGGTTGGCCGTTCGTGTACACTATGAGTTGCCCACCGAAACCTAGGTATTCAAGCCCATCAAGTAAGTCAACTCCGCAAATTAATGGAATGTTATTTACAATTTGTTCACCGGTCACTTGGTTTGCAAAACCAATAAACCAACCAGCCGATACAGTGTCTCCAATAATCATGGCGTCATTCCAGACCACGTTCATAATGTAAGTGGTTGCCCCGAGAGTAATGTTGAAGAGCTGAGGTAGGTTCGTAAGGGGTAAAAGAAATATTGAAGGGTTCATTTGCTAAACAGGCTCAATATGCCTTGAGAAGCAGAATAAAGGGCTGATTGTTTTGTACCCGCGTTCTGCGTTGCGCCTGTCCTCCCTGGGTTAGTTTGGTTAGTTCTCGGAACATTGGTTGTGGAAACCGTCACAATAATTATTTGCTGAAAAGCCATTGCAACACTCAGGCAATTCTCAGTGTTTTTATCCGTGGTTTGGCTGAGGCTCACAAGCAACATGCTGGTGTAAATTCTTTTCGGAGTCACAATATTGAAAGGCGTTCTTAGGCTCTGGAGTGTTAAAAGAGTTTGGTAAATTTTAGCAAGCCCCGTTGAAGGGCTGGTAAAAGAGTTCAACTCTCCAAGAAGGCTTTGGGAATTATCTTTAAAATAGGCCGTAGAACTGAAAACAGTGGGCTCTTGGAACGAATGGTCAGTAATCGTTGCGCCTTGCTGAACTGGCTGCTTCGTAATGGTGAGAGTATCTGTGGTTCGTTCGTCGACCACAACTTGCATATTTATGGCGGCCATTCCAGGTATACCGCCTCCAATAGTTCTTTGGGGCTGAGTTGGAATTATAGAAATTGGTTGGCTTAAAAAACTCACCTTGTGGCACCTACCATATTGTCAACGAGGTCTCGGTTGACTCTGCCTTGCTGGTTACCTACCGCTTTTCCGGTGCTTTGCGCATCGGCCGCACCGACCACATTAATTTGAGTTTGCTGGTGCAGCGCAACATTTTGGTTTTGATTTTGTACGTTATTGCCAACTGGAGCTGCTGTAGGCCTTCCTAAAGGGTTGCTGATGAAGTTTGAAATGGCATTGCCTATGTTTCCCTTAGCCAAGCCTTGAACCCACGTACCTAGCGAGCCTGCTACTCTAAATATCTGTTTAATAAGGTTCCAGAGGTCAGTGAAGTAGGTTATGGCCGTTTTTGCCAGGTCACCCAATTCTGAAAATGCCGCTCTAAAATTTCCTTGAAACAAGCTGACTACTATTGACGCAACGTGAGCTAAAATAACTCCCAAGTCTTGAAGAAGCTGCCACACTCCGCCGAGTGCAGTTTTCACCGCATTTATGACCGGAACGAATGAACTCCAGTCAAACAGGCTCTTTCCGCCTTCTTTCCAGGTTTCAAAATCATCAAAGAGAGCAAGAATTGCCACTAACCCAGCAATAATCATGCCGAGAGGAGTCGCCAAAAACTCGAGATTTAAAAGCTTCCATGCGGCAATTACCGCGAGAATAATTGTAGACCACCCATTGGTTTTCTCATCCAGCATGACGAAAAAGTCATAAACCCGGCCCAAAATGCTCCATGCCCTGGCTCCGAGTTCGGTCACTGCTTCGAGAGCTTTGAAAATGAACTTTATAAACTTTTCGAGCCCATTTTGTATTTTAGGCAGGTTCTTATAAATGGCGGCCCGAAACTGGTCGCTTTGCTTAGTCATGAGGGTGAAAAACCTGGACCCAACCGATTTATAGATGGCTTCGAGAATAAACTTTGTTTTTTGAATACTCATGTTGAGCTTCACGGAATTCTGAATTACCTGAGCCATGTTAATGCCCGTGGCCTGGTAAGCCTTGATCATTTCATTTCGAAGAACTAGGGCCTTATTTATGGCCGGAGCTATAATGTGGAATTGATAACCAATGTCTTCGAAGCTCTCAGAGATTCCAAGAATTCCTTTCGCAATGCCTGCGGCGGCCACATTTACCGCCGTGTAAAGAGCGGTAACTTTTACGGCTGCTGAAGTTATGCTTTTATTGAATTTAGCTAGGGAACTTTCGTCAACGTCGAAACCTAGGCCCACTAAGAATGATTTAATTACTTCGCCAGTCATTTAAACCTTCCTTGGCCTATTCGTTGGCCTTTCTATAACGTCTTTCGTTCTCGGCCCTAATATCTAGAGCTTCGTTCATTTTGGCAACGTCGGCCAAGTCCAGAGTGCCGTTTATTAAAGATTCATATTGGCACATTCCATCTATGCTCGGCCTTAGTAGCCAGTCCTCACCTTCCGCCATTTCCACCCAGTTCACCGGGGTTTTTGTATCTACCGAACCGCTGGCGACATGGTTGGTAGTAAGGCGAAAAAATTGGCTAGGTTTGCCGTTAAAGACCTCGCCGCAATTTGCAGCATGGCCGGGAGTTCTAAGTCCTGAACCATAAGCATGGTGTCTGTGGCGACCTTCGTCCAACCTTGGCCTATTTGAACCTCTACGCCTGAGAGAAGGCCATAGAGAACAAATTCAGAGTCGGCATCAGAGAGTTTTGAGAAACCAACCAAAACCGGAGCTAAGAGTTTTGCAATTTCCTCGAACTTCTCTGTTTCACTTTTAAGGTTT